TTATAGAATAATTTGAATAAAATTCTTCATAACCTACAACATTAGAAACAGAATCATAAATTGTAAATTCAACTATATCTGTATTAGGATCAAAAATTATATTTTTACTAGTGTAAGGTAGTAAATTTAAGTCTTCTGAGGAATACGATTGGTATTCATTTATATTTGATCCATCTAATGGGGTAATGTTTACTATTCTATCCATTATTTTATTTGTATGTTAACTAATTGTTGGTTAAGTTCTAAATTTGTTTGTCTTAATGAAGTAATTTCATTAATTAATGCTTGTATTTCTTCATTTTGACTATTTGTTGTACCAACATATTCAGAACTAGATTTTATAATATATTCATGTGAATTCGTTTCTCCAAATTTAGGTATTAAATAAAATAATTCTTGATATTTTTGAAAAAATTCAAGTATTTGTGATGGAAAAAATTCCTCAGAAGGAGAAGGAGGTGATGATGGAGAAACTAATTGGGTAAAAGAAGTATTAACTATTTTTTTATAGGGATCACTATAAAAAAGTTTTTTGTTTAACCTTAATTGTTCCATTATCCATTAATTACTTTAAAATAATAATTATCTTCAAATATTTGAGTAACTCCATTATAAATGGTTTTTATCAGTATTTCATAATACCTTTCTGGTTGTAAACCATTCATATATAATATAAAATATGAACTTTGTTCATCAGCACTTAATTGAGTGTATTGATCATCAAAATCTATTATATATTCGTTTGTATGTAAATCTTTAATAGCATAATAAGATGCTGTAGGGAGATAATAATTGGTTAAATATAAAGAAGCAGTTTGAAATACTCTTGGGGGATATGTAGGTCTACAATTTACTCTAAATTTATTTATACTTTCAGGATAAAATACCCCTGGGTTTTCAGCTATATTAACTGTTATTTCCTGTGTGTTTATGAAAGTAGAAGTTGAAGATCCGGTATTGAAATTATAATCTCTCCATCTAAATTCTAAACATGGAGGATAAATTGTATGGGTATCAATTGAAAAATATTTAATTTTAGGTTGTACTGCTATATCATTAACAAATTCAGTTTGTTGCTTACATATAAATCCATTATTGGGGATTATACTTTGACTCCAAGCTGTTATAACATTTGTAACAGTTAAAGATAAATCTTTATCGGAAGCATAATTAAATAATTGAGATGCACTTATAGACGCTGTATAACCGCTAGAAGACAAATCATAATACCATGTCCCTCCACCTGCAGAAGATGAATATGATGCTGTTACTCCTGTTGGAAATGAACTGGTTAACCATGCATTACTTCCATCATATGATCTATATTGCCAACTAACTCCATTTGTAACTTTAGGATTATCTAAATATTTACCAGTTCCCATATTCCAAGACCCATATACCGGGTATAGTTCTAAAGTAGAAGATAGATTTAATCCTTTAATATCTGCTATAAAGCATTTTAAATAAGAATTCCATGATGATGTGTTTATTTTATTTACTAACACATCATTGATTTCATCTGTAGAAAATTGAATTAAGAATCTACTTGCTTGAGGAGTAGTTAAATCAGAAACTTTTAAAGAAGCTTCTAGAATCTCATCCAATCCTGTATTTTGAGTAGGATACTCAGAATAAAGAGTAGCATCTTGAGTAGGAAATAGTCTATAAAAGGCCATTTTTTATAATAAATATTATAAAATATAATTTTTTAGAAAGTAACTACTCTTCCTAAAATATCTGTATCGGGGTATTTTACTTCAAAAATACAAAGATCTAATGAAGGATAAACAACATTATTTATTGTAGCTCCAGGGATATCATAAGCATATTGTGAATAACCTAAAAGTTCACCAGTTTTATTTTCAATAGAAACATTTTTAACAGTTTGAACTCCTTGAATTTTATCTAATAAAATATAAATCTCTCTTAAAATAATAGGTTGATTAATTTGCCATTTATCAATTGAAAAATAATCTTTTAAAGCTAAAATACAATTGGTTAAAACTTCATTACTATTATAATCAGGTAATACCATAATTTCAAATGATACCCCAATATTGATTATATAAGCATCTTTTATATTAACAACATCATTTATCATTCTGTGTTCAGATAAATATGTAATTAAATTTTGTTTTAATGCAGGTGTTGCTATAGATAAATGTTTTGATTGGTCTTGAGATAAAATATATAAATCTAATATAGAATTAGTTTCTCCAGAAAATGAAGGAGTTACTTTAGTTGGTTCAATATAAGCTTTTGTTACTACTCCATATCTTGAAGGTAAAGATAATGATCTTACTAAATAATCATCTTGAGTTACATTTCGTAATTGTGATGCAAAATTAGAAATAGTATTTTGTCTTATTTCTTCTATTGTATCTCCATCTCCACCACCATCTGCTGCAGAAGGATTTAAAACTTCTAAAGAATTAATTATTCTTTGGGCTAAATCACTATTTAAATTACTTTTTAAAAATGATACTTTACCTACTATTTCTGTTAAATCACCAGCAAATACATTTGATGAAGACCCTCCCCCTGTTAAATACCTAAATGTTATTACAGTATTTGATGGTGCTATACCGTATGTTTTTGTAAAAACAAAATTATTAGGGGCATAAGCTGCCGTTAATTTAGATTTTTCAAAAGGTAAACCTAATCCTACATTATCTGGATTAGGGATTATTTCTTCATCTGAATCAGAGGTATTTCCTGCACCAAATTGGATTTGTATAGATCCTGAATTGATTATTCTAGTAGTGAATCTTCTTTGAACTTGTTTTAATTTTAATAAAAATGGAGTATTATTTCCATTATTAGAAAAATTAGGATCATTTACATTAGTATTTTTTATAGAATCATAAATAGTATCTTGAGCTAAATGATCAACTTCATACCATTCATTTCCATCATCATCAATAGCATCTAAAATCCCAATAAATCTATCTGCAGATAAATTAACTGTAGGAAATCTTTGGGGGGTATTAAAAGAAAAATCAACAGTATTAATAGTTGCTGAAATTGCTGGTTTTGATTTTTTCAACAAAAAATATGTAGGATTACCTGAATTATCTACTTCATAAATTGTTATTTCTGTTGGATCAATTGAGCTAGAATAAGAAAAATTAACAGAATCACCTACTAAAAAAGGAATTTTATTTTTGTTTGGAGATTGTACTGTAGAATTTTCAGCTATATATAAAGCATAATCAAAATCAGGAACATAAGTTCCATTATTTAATTTTGAAGGTAATATTTGATAAAAATCAACAATTGTAGAAGCGGCACTAGTTACATTTGGTTTATAACCAAACATATAAGCTAATGAATATATGTTGTTAGTTTGACGGGCAAATTGTAAAAAAGTTTCTTGAAATTGATTATCTTGATAAAATGACAAAACATCTCCTACATAAGATGCTTGTTCCATGAATAACATTCCTGGAGAAGAGGGGCTAAAATCATTAAATATTGTTGAAAAATATGTTCTAGCATAATTAATTAGTGAGTTTCTAAATTCACTAAAATCCTTGTTTATATATTTTATGTCTTTGTTATTTGCCATTTTTATTAATCAGTTGTTGTAAAAGCTACATTTAATTCATCATTTATATTAAAATCTTTAATAGTATAATTTATTGAAATAAAAACTTGGTTTCTATCAGGATCTGCTGAAATGTTTATAGAAGTAACTGTAACATTAGGGAAATATGAAGCTATTTTACTTTGTATATCAGCTTCTAAAAAATCAAAATTTTGGCGGTTTATTTGATCAAAAATATACCTTCTAAGACCAGCTCCATATCCCACTGAAAAATATCTTTCTCCCGGATTAGTAAGTAAGAAATTAATTAAATTATTTCTTGTAGCATCTTGAGTAGTATAAGTAGAATTAAATACAGCATTTCCATCAAAAGGAATACTAACTCCTATTGCTATACTAGGTTTAGTATTAATTGGGGGTATTTTTACAGCACCAAAAGCCATTATTTACTCATTAAATTCATTATTTGATCTAAACCTAAATCTCCTTCAGGAAGAGAACCATTAACCGGATCAACTGGTCTTGGGGTAAAACTAGAAACATTTCGAGTAGTTAAAGTTGAATTTCCTGACATTTCAGAAATCATATTTCCAAATATTGATCGTCTTTCTTCTGGGGTTAAAACTTTAGGTTTTTCAATATGAGGTTGTGCATATGTATCTCTTAAAGATTCATTAACTATTGTTTTAGGAGCTCTAACAGCTTCTAAAAGTAAATTTTTCATTTCTTCTTGAAACACTTCTCTAACTGCTTCTTTAATTAGTTGTTTAAATATAGATGTTTTCATATAATTATAAATATTATAAATTTTAATTTGCTATCAAACCTTTATTATCAATTATAAATTTTAATTCTTCTATTAAAATATTAGGATTAGTAGTAAATGATGGAGTTGATTTTAATAAAACCACACCTTGAGAATTTTTAGCTACTGCATATCTTTTAGTAATAGATAAATTAATATTTTCATCTTCAATAATTTCAAATGTAAACCCTTTATAAACCATATCAGAAACATTCTGTTGAGAATCTTTTATTTGTTTTATTTGATTTAATAATTCAGGATCTACTGGTAAAAGTGAATCTTCTATAAGTGAAGAATTTTCAAATTTACATTTTTCAATTAAAATATCAAGTAATTCTAATTTAGATAATATTTCATCTATTGTAGATGTAATATAAGCTAATATTGAATCAAAAGAACCTAATTGTTTTTCTGTTTGTGTTAATAAAGATTTTGCTACTCCTAATCCATCACTAGCAGTAGTTATTACTCCTATAGGGATACCAATACCTGGGGGGATTGCTGTTGGTGCTGGTAATAGTTTAATAGTACTAATAGCTATTTTTAATGTGGGTATTATTGCATCTAATGGAGTTACTACTGAATTAATAGTGTTTATAGTAGTTTTAAGTGAATTTAAAGATTCTACTATTTGATTCCTTATAATAATAGTTTTAGATAAAGTTGCTTCATTAGGACATTTATCTTTTAACTTATTAATTTCAGTTAAAATAGTAGATAAAGCTTTATCCTTTAAAGAAGCTACTTTTTTAATTAATGTTTGTGCTAATGCTGGTAAACCCATTATTTATAATAAATTAAAAATCTAATTGTAGTTTTTGTTTTACAATTGGTAATACTTCTGAAGCGTTAGTAGATTTATTGTAACATTTTGATATAAGATTATATTTAGTATTATTAGTAAAAGCATAACTAGTAATCTCAATAAATCTTTCATTAGGTAATTTTTTTACCCAAAAACTAAAATTTCCAAGATCATAATTTACATTTCCACTACTAGTAGTATTTTGTAAATCATATATATAAAGATTATTTGATTGTATTATTGATAAATTTTTTTCTTTAAAATATTTGAGATCAGCACTTCTATCATAGAAAAATATAGGAATTTTAGAATGAAGAGTATTAAAATAAGGATCAGTATCTATAATAGAACTAAATTTAGGATAATATGTTTTTAACTGAGTTTTCATTTGGTTTACAGTAGAACTAACTATTATAGTAGTCCATCCTGTTCCATTTTTCCATAACTCACAATTTGGTCTAGTATTATATGCTTCTACCATTTCTTTGATTCTTTTTACAAAAATTGTTTTAAAAGTTTCAAAACTTTTATTTATAGAATCTATATCTGGTTGATTTTCTGGTTTTCCATAATTTGGATTTGCAATAAAATTACCTCTTTCATCTCTTTTGAGTATCTTTTTATAAGGATTAGAAGGATTTCTTTCTAGAAGATATTCCTCCTTATCTATCTTTTTTGATGGAACTAATTGATCCGCGTATTTTGGTCTATCAACTTCAGAAAGATAATATACAGACACATATGGAGGAATTAAAATTGTTTTTGTTGGAGAACCATTTTCATCCCTAAATTGAATTTTAAAAGCATCAGGAATTAAATTACTATTGATTGAAAAACTCATAACACCTGATATAAAATTATCAGGAAAACTATAAAAATCATAACTACCAACACAATTTGATGGAGGGGTTACATAATCTTTTGCAAAAGCTGTATTATTAGTATTACAGATAACTGTTTGATCTGTTGGAGTTGGAAGAAAAATTTTAATTTCAACATATTGTTCATCTGTCAATGATTTTACATATTTTGGATCACCTTCTCCATCATCATATTTTGTTTTATCAAATTCTACTGTTCCACCTTTGGGATTTAAAAGATCAATTTTTACTTTTCCTAAAGATATACCATTATTTATATTTGAATAATTTGCTCTAATTCTATTATTAATCATTGCTGATCTTAGTCCAGCTAATGGTTTAGTAAATAATTCTTCTTCAGGAGTATCTTTAACAAATGGATAATTAGTAGCAGGTATATTAGATTCTGATCCTTGTATTTCTATTATAACAGGATTATCTACACTTACATCAGAATCACTGGTTAATAATCCTACAAAAGTATTAACTTGATTTAAAACATCATTAACACTTTTTCTTTGTTCATTAGTAAAATTTTCCCATTGATATTTACCTGTAGGAAATGTAAAAAGTTTTGAATTCCATATAAGTACTGGAGGGTATGGAGGCATATTTTTTTATTTTTTATCTATCAATTATATCAGGGAATCCAATTTGGGGTTTTGATTTAAATAAATCATTTATTTTTTCACCAATAACTAACAAAGCACACCAATGTGATTTAACATCACTTCCTATTAATCCAGGTAATCCACAATTTGTTGGTGTAGCACCTTCTACAACAGGTACTTTTATAGAAGGATTTGTTTTAGATGAAATAAGTCCTGTACCTATACCCCATCCAACATAAACATTTTTTGCGGGAACCCCTATTGCTACTGCATCTTGTATTGTTTTAGTTGTTTTTCCACCATCTGTTGTATAAGGTTCAACAATAAATAATTTATTTTTATCAAAACCTGGAATTTGAGCAATTTTTACAGAAGATTCACAAGATTTACTAAACACTACAACATAAACATTTGGATTATTTTTGATAAAAGTTAAATATTCAATTTCTTGTGTATAACTGTAAGTTCTTATATTAACATTATTATTAATATTTCTAGTAAAAATTTTACTTTGGGTTACTATATCTTTATATCCTTTACCATCTAATCCTCCAACGAATACTACATCATAATTTATAAGTGGGGGTCTTGGATCTTCATCTTCTATAAAAGAATCTCCTCTTCTAATTTGTGATCCTCCTTCAGATATTATTGAATTATAATTAAAATCATCCCATGTTATTCCTTCCGAAGATGTTTGGGTAGAACTAGTTACTTGATTTTTAATTAACTCTTCAGTTTGAGGTGATAAATTTTCTGAATTAGGTGATAAAAATAGAGATGCTCCATTGTCTTTTATATATACATCTTTGGATAATAAATTATTAGTTTGAGAAAGCAATCTACTAATGGTAGCATTTAATTCTGCGGCTGAGGTATTAACTCCTACTTGTGGGGTTGGAGGAAGTATTTCTGCTAGAGCTATTAATGCAGTTGCTACTTTATTTAAAGAAATTAATAAATCTTTTAAAAAATCAACTGTTTTATTGCCTAATAAAACTTGTTGAGAAGCATTTTTATCAGCTAAATATATTTTACCAGATGTTTGTATAATAGCATCTTTAGTATCAATATTTATTGATTCTAATGAATTTAAATTAACAGATTTAGCTGAACTTAATAATATATGATCAGTATTAGAATTAAATGCTAATCTACCAGAATTTAAAATAATTTGTTTTCCTGAGTATGATTTTGGGTCAGTTGGTTTTTGTTGGTAACTCTCATATGAAATAGAAGAAGCATTTAAAGGAATATTTTGAGTACTGGTTATATAAACAGAGGTATCATCATTGTTTATATTTTCAGTTATAGGTATCCAACCTTCGTCTGTTTGTTTACCTTGTCCATTTCTAATTATAATAATAGGATCTCCGTCTTCACCTGTTGTAGACCAATTATTAGTAGTTCCTTTTACTGTACTACCTAAACGAATTGAATTACCCCATCTACCTTCATAGATTATATCTCCTTCAAAAGGTAATAAAGGATGTATATTTGATCTTTCTTTAAAAGTATTTCCTAAAAATATTTCTGTAGAAGTATCTTTTATTCGTCTAACATCACCTGCAGAAGTCGATTCATAATCTCTTTTAGAATTTGGATCTAAAGTATTAGGGTTTTGAGGAAATCCATTATGATGAGGATGATTCCATAATCCAATTATATTAATATAATAGTTTTCTGTATATGAGGTAGCTTTCCCAATATTTGAACTAGGAAGAGATAATAAATAAACTAATTCATTAATTAAAGGATAAATTTTTATATTTGATAGTAATGGAGTAGCTGTAGAAAGATTTTGGTTTGAATTAGATGATTTAGTTATAGAATCAAATTCAATTACTCCTAAAGCATTCCACCCTCCTAATTCTTTAAAACGAGGATGACTTTCATCTAAAACAATACTTTTAACTCTAACAGGAGTTATCAAATCAGATAAACCTGTTACAGATAAAAATTGACCTACTTTAGAATTAGGTTTAAGTACACTCATTATTTTTCCTCAGAATTAGATTTATTTATCTTATCAATTTCTGCTAATAATTGGGCTTTTTCTTCATCAGATATAGAAAAATCACTACCAGTAGTAGTAGATGATTGCATAACTCTTTGTATAATAGTAGCCATTTTAATTAATTGTTCATCATTTTTAACCCCTATTTCAAGATATTCTTTAATAAGAGGAACAATTAATGTGGCGTCTCCTATATCACCAATAAGAGGTTTTAATTCTGCTATTAAAGCAGATATTTGAGCCTCTTTTTTCTTTTGATTATTATATATTTCTTCTAAAATATTGGAAAATGT